ATATATGATATAAACAATATTAGTTTCGAACAATTTGTATCGCTATTTAATAGTTATAAAATATTTAACGGCTAAAAACAATAGGCCACATGCAACTGTAAATGTTTAGTTATAGGTAGGGTAGCATAACCAATCTTAGAGCCATGCGAGAGAATTTTTTTGGGGCCGCCGGATGGGACAACCTGGAGTTTGATGAGTGGCTAAATGACATGGATCAGATGTTTGCTGAACTTGCCAGAATCATTAAGAAGAGAGGTTCGGTGATCATGTTTATGTCAATAATAAAGGTGGAATCAATTATAAGATTAGCGGAGAAGCATGGATTTTACTATAAGACAACAGGTATTTGGCATAAAAAGAATCCAATGCCAAGAAATATGAATTTGCATTTTATTAACTCCACTGAATCGTGGATTTATTTCACATATAAAGCTCACACTGGGACTTTCAACAATGATGGGAAAGCAATACATGACTTTGTCGAAACATCTGTAACTCCTAATGGAGAGAAAGGTTTTGGAAAGCATCCAACACAGAAACCGCTAACATTGATGGAGCATTTTGTAAAGATCCTCACGAATGAAGGTGATGTGATATTTGATCCTTTTTCAGGAAGCGGTAGCACTGGTGTGGCTGCATTAATGCATAATAGAAAGTTCATTGGTTCCGAAATCGATGAACAGTATTATCAGAACTCTAAAGAAAGGCTGGAAAGTGTGATCAGAAATGAATAAGTTGGGAATGATTGATCTATTCGCAGGGGTCGGAGGACTTTCATTAGGGTTTGAGCAAGCTGGATTTGAAGCTCTTGTAGCGAATGAATTCGATGCATCAATTGCAGAGGCCTATATAAAAAATCGGCAAAACGCAAACATGATTGTCGAGGATATTACAAAACTGTCAATACCGGATACCTTTGGACAATACAGGGGAAAGGCGGTAGTGGTAATCGGTGGTCCACCATGTCAAGGTTATTCTCAGAAGGGACAGCGAAAAACAATTAATGATCCAAGAAACTTCCTGTTCAAATACTTCGTTGATGTTGTAAAAGAAGTACAGCCCCAATTTGTTGCCATTTTTCGAGGAAATAACTACAGTGACAAAGGAAAAAGTCCTTGCAAAGCCTGTGGTTTTTAATTCAACAAACCAGCGAGCAGAGTCAGCTTATCGGTATGGATTGTTGTTCCTTAATAATATCTTTAGCACATTGAGTGCGGGGAACACATCTATCAGTATGATGCTATTCGATATGAATGACTTATATGAGTTGTTTATTTATCGTGTATTGCGGATGATTCACGGGAACAAAGTACTATATCAGAAGCGGGGTAATTATCTGCTGGAAAGGCATTCTGACCACAAAAAATACATTGGACTGCGGCCAGATATCACAATTAAGAAAGATTCTGGTTTGATAGACATTGTCGATACTAAATGGAAAATCCCTAAGAGCTTTGCGAAAGAATCAGATGCCTACCAAATGAATGCATACTCATCAAGCATAAAGGGAGTGCAACGAGTGATTCTGCTATATCCGCTTGTTCAGAAAGAGCGAATTGTTGATGATTATGATTTTATGGACTTAAACGGAAAGAAAAGACCACTCTGCATCCGTACAGTTGATTTGATGAAGATGATGAATTGGAAGGACTTCATTAATGAAGTAAAAGGTGTATTGGTTTAGGATGTTATGTTTTAGTGAGGTGAACCATGAATGGCAGGAAGCAGATCATTTAAGGAATATGTCGCAAGCAGATATGAAAATGAGATATTCAATTCGATATCCTCATACCTTATCAGGAACAAGGATAATCTTAGTCTGCGCCTTTATAACGTGGAATATATCGATTATATCGAACTGATGGATACCACGGTCAAACATGTTCCGGTCAATGATCTTCCGGGTTCTGAAATTGAGTTTGACATCCTGGTTGAAGCGGACATCTATGTCCGTCAAAACAACAACCGTTATGGAGAAAGAGAGGAAGACACGACCGAGTGGTTCCGGTTCTCCTGCAGAGGCGATCTTGAGAAGAACCTGGATGATGTCGTTGTCTCTGATCCGGAGGAGTTCGTTAACAAGACCTTTCACGAGAGTCCGCTCGATGACTCTCTTGTCCCATATATCAGAAAGAATGAATATGATGATGCAGCAAAGGATTTCCTGAAGGCAGCCGGGTTTGATGCTGCACTGACGGCTCCGATGCATATTGATCCCTTAAAAGTGGCAGAAGCATTCGGCCTTGAGATAAAAAGGGCACAGCTGTCTGAAGACCGGAGCCTTTTCGGGCGCATCTACTTCTGCGATGATCAGGTGGACATCTATGTAGACGGGGAGAAGAAAACGATCCCGGTCAAGGGAAAGACTATCTATATCGATCCGATGGCGAACTATCTGAAAAACTTCGGACAGATCGATAATACGATAATCCACGAATGTTTCCACTGGCATAAACATAAAAAAGCCTATGAGCTGGAGCGTCTGTACAATGAGCATGCGACATCCATCGGATGCATGGTCGTGGGTGGTGTCGAGGGTGACAGCCGGGAGTCCACTAAATGGATGGAACGGCAGGCGAACTCCATCACTCCGAGGATACAGATCCCTATGCACAGTCTGAAAGTGCACATGGCAAATCTCATAGCGAAGTATAGGAAACTGGGATATGAGTATCCGGAGATGCTCGAGCCAATCATTGATGAAGTTGCCATCTTCTACAACGTTTCCAGGACCGCAGCAAAGATCAGACTGATCGATGCTGGCTTCAATGAAGCGGCTGGCACTTTCAACTTTGTGGACGGGCACTATGTCAGGTCACATTCCTGGAAGAAAGATTCGATCAAACCCAATCAGACCTTCACCATTCCGGAAGTCGATGCAGCAATACAAGGCTTCACAGATGCGAATGAACCGATCAGCAGCGGTCAGTATGAATATGTTGAGTCTCACTTCGTTTACCGCAGTCCTAAATATATAACTACGGACGAGAACGGCAACCACATCATGACGGAATATGCCAGATGGCATATGGATGAATGTGCGCTTGTCTTTGATCTGTCACTTCTGAACGGCGATGTATACGGGGAGCGGTATCATACAGAGTGTTTCCTTAATAAGGATGAGCACTCGCCGTTCCAATTTGGATATAAGTACTGCGGAGACAAACCTCTCACGCCGGAGAAAGAAAAAGAAGCGCTGAATAAGTATCTGATGAGAGCACAAACCATCGCGAACGGGTTCACCAGTGATTTCTCCTACTGCATGAAGGAAAGCAAAAAACTGCTCGGTCTCTCATATAATGAAATTGCTGACAGAGTGGAGATGGATGAGCGCCAGGTCCGCAGGATCTTTGCAGGAGATTCCGGCAGTCTGGAATCCATTGTAGCTGTCATTTTTGCAATGGAACTTCCTCCGCAGCTGAGCCTTCCTCTGATGGAACGATCCCCGCACAGACTGATGGCGAGCAAGGACGAACACAACTGGATCAAAATCGCTTTCATGACTGAATGGGGCAAGAGCATGGACGAAGTAAGAGCAGAATTATTAAAACATGGAGTAACTTTATAAAAAAGCGGACATAAAAATGTCCGTATAGAAACGCGCAGGAAATGGCCGTATTCGACTGTAAAAGGTCGGGTACGGTCTTTTTTTTATGTCCAAAAACGGACATTTACGGACCCTAAACAGGAAAAAACCCATAGGGCATAATAGCCGTAGCACAGGGAAATAAGTGCACAGCCTTCACGGCAGCTGACTGGCCAGGGTGTATCCCGGTGCCGTGAAGGAAAACTGAAAATCGAAGCCAGCGGTCACCGGGTGATCGTGGCGGATCAAGCAGAAGCTTGAGCCGACCATGAACACATGAGTGGCCTGTTCGGCATGTAAGGACCTCTGTTTGATCCGCCCGGCGGAAGACAAACGGAGGTTTCATTATGTATAAACCAAAAGCCGGATACAAGAAAGACGGCAAATTTTACGTTTATTGCAAGGATCACTATGAGGAAGTCAGCGAAGCTGTCTACCGCGTCATCATGGCAGAGGTATGGCGTGAGGAGAAGAGAAAGCAGCGCGCCTGGAGATGCCGTGACGGTAACGGGTTCAGATGCAGCAGGAACTGTGAGGAATGTGACCAGTACCGTTATGGCGAAGGCCCGACCGGAAGTGACGTGTCGCTCGATCAGATGTACGAGGAAAGCGACTTCGAACCGAAGGGTGCTGACAGCCATGAGGATGCAGTCATCCTGAAGATCGTCCTGGATTCACTGATCGAGGAATTGAACGGCATGGTTCCGGATGCGGCAAGAATCGTCGAAATGCTCAAAGCAGAAGAACTGGAGAAAGATGTCGCAAAGGAACTGGGCATCGCCAAGACCACGCTGAATTACAGGAAGAACAAGGTCGTTGATTTCCTGCGTGAGCACCTGAAGGATTTCATCTAAGCACTAATATCTCCACCTTTCCCTGTGCGGGTGGAGATTTTTTTTTATTTCTTTTCGTTTCGGGACTGGCCGGATGTCCGAGGAAAGGTGAGGGGCAAGAGAGTCGCCTCGGAAAGGAGGGCAGAAAGATGCCTGAAACGATAAGATCCGGCACTGAAAAGAGAAGACGCTACGAAGACACCGCAGGTGTTCTGATGGCGATCAGTGTCATAGCAAGGAAACTGGCGAGAACGCTGCTTGCGATTTCGCAGGAAGCCGGGAAAGGAGGTAACGATGGCAAAGAAGAAGCAGACAGCTGATGAACTCCGCAACCTGGCAGAACAGCTGATCAGCATCGCAGAACGTCTGGATCAGGAGAAACCGGAGCCGAAGGCAGAAAAGTCTGCAAAGGAGATCTCCTACACAGACATCAGAAAGGTGCTGGCAGACAAGTCCAGAGCGGGGCACACGGCAGAGATCAAAGAGATCCTCACACAGCACGGAGCCGGAAAACTCTCGGAGATCGATCCGAAGGAGTATGCGGTGATCCTCAAAGAAGCGGAGGTGCTCTGATGGCAAGACACGCACTGCTGTCTGCGTCATCATCCCACAGGTGGATACACTGCCCGCCGAGCATCCGGCTCGGGGAAAAGTATGAGAACCGCGGGAGTGAGTACGCAGCAGAAGGAACAGAGGCGCATCTCCTGTGTGAGTACAGGCTTAAGCAGATGCTCGGGATCGATATGGAAGATCCGGTGCCGGGACTTCAGTACTACAGCAAGGAGATGGAAGCGAACGCCGAAGGGTATGCCCAGTATGTCGCAGAGGTCTATGAGAAAGCAAAGGAAAGCTGCGATGACCCCATCGTGCTGATCGAACAGCAGGTCAGCTATGAGAGATGGGTCAGAGACGGGTTCGGCACAGCAGACGCGCTTGTTGTCGCAGACGGGACACTCCATGTGATCGATTACAAGAATGGTAAAGGGGTGCTCGTGGAATGCGAGGACAACAGCCAGATGCGCTGCTACGGACTCGGAAGCCTGGAACTGTTCGACGGGATCTACGACATACAGAACATCTCGATGACGATATATCAGCCTAACAGGGACAACATCAGCACCTGCATGCTCGTTAAGGAAGACCTGCTCGAATGGGCGGATACGGTACTTGCTCCGGCGGCGGCGCTGGCGTTCGAAGGCAAAGGCGATTATGCCTGCGGAGACTGGTGCCAGTTCTGTCCGGTCAAGCACATCTGCAGGGCGAGAGCCGATTACGCGATGGAGCTGGCAAAGTACGACTTCGCAGATCCGGATGTTCTGGAAGACGAGGATATCGAGGACATCCTGGCAAGAGCGGACGAACTCACATCTTGGGCTTCCGATGTCAAAGACTACGCCTTGAGACAGGCACTCAGCGGCAAGGAATGGAAAGGCTGGAAACTGGTCGAAGGCAGGTCGAACAGGAAGTACACGGATGAGGAAGCGGTCGCAGAGACTGTACAGAAGGCAGGCTTCGATCCTTATGAAAAGAAGCTGCTCGGCATCACGGCAATGACGCAGACCCTCGGCAGAAAAAGATTCAATGAGCTTCTTGGCGAACTCGTCATGAAGCCGACAGGTAAACCAGTGTTAGTGCCGGAGAGCGATAAGCGCCCGGCGATGAATACAGCAAAAGACGATTTCGAGGAGGAAAAATAATGGCTAAGTTCAACAATCCGATGAAGGTTATCACAGGAGTAAACACAAGATGGTCCTACGCAAACGTGTGGGAGGCAAAGAGCATCAACGGCGGCACACCGAAGTTCTCTGTTTCACTGATCATCCCGAAAAGCGATACGCAGACCGTGGAGAAGATCAAGGCTGCCATCCAGGCGGCATACCAGGAGGGCGAGGCAAAACTGAAGGGCAACAGCAGAAGCGTACCGGCCCTGTCCGCGATCAAGACCCCTCTGCGTGACGGCGATGTCGAAAGACCGGATGATCCGGCCTATGCGAACAGCTACTTCATCAACGCAAACAGCACCACGGCTCCTGGCATCGTGGATGCCGACAGACAGCCGATCATCGACAGATCCGAGGTGTACTCCGGCGTTTACGGCAGGGCGTCCATCAACCTGTATGCTTTCAATTCGAACGGCAACAGGGGCATCGCCTGCGGTCTGAACAATCTGCAGAAGATCAGGGACGGCGAGCCGCTCGGAGGAAGAACGAGAGCGGAAGATGACTTCGCAGGACTCGAAGATGATGATGATTTTCTCGACTAAGAGTGATGATACGGAGGGCGGGGTGATCCCGCTCTCCGGGAAAGGAAGATAACAATGGCAAATACAGTACTTATCGTGTTGGGACTCATCTGCCTGGTCGTATGGAACGTGGTAGGCTTCTATGCCGCATACACGACTATCCGCGATGACAGGAGAAAAGAGTTCGAGAGAAAAATGGAAGAAAGAGAAGAACTCGAACGGAAGATCAGAAGACAGATAAGAGACGAAGTCTGGCTTGAGGAGCAGTCAAGAAAGATGCGCCAGGAAGAGCTGAAGAAGAAGTTCGAAAAGATCACAGAATAATGACGAGGGTGGCGGGTCGATCCTGCCGCCCGTATTTCAGATGGAGATAATGTATGGAACGTATAGAGATCGATATTGAAACATTCAGCAGCACCGACCTGGCAAAAGCCGGAGTCTATAAGTACGCCGAGTCGGATGACTTCGAGATACTGCTGTTCGGATACAGCGTGGATGGCGATGAGGTCATCGTCTGTGACTTCACGGAAGGCGATGAGCTGCCGGAGGAGATCCTTGATGCACTGACTGATAACAGGGTAATCAAGTGGGCGCACAACTGCCAGTTCGAGCGTGTGTGCATATCCGCCTGGCTGAAGAAGCACCACCCGGGAAAGTTCCGCTCCTACAGCATCGAAGCCGATACCGTATCAGACTACCTTGATCCGGCAGGCTGGCGGTGCTCGATGGTGTGGGCTGCCTACATGGGCCTTCCGCTGTCTCTTGATGCAGTCGGTGAGGTGCTGAAACTGGAGCACCGGAAGATGAGAGAAGGCAAAGATCTCGTCCGGTATTTCTGTACGCCGTGCAAACCCACGAAGAGCAACGGCGGCAGGACAAGGAATCTGCCGGAGGATGCTCCGGACAAGTGGGCTGTGTTCAAAGAGTACAACCGCAGGGATGTCGAGGTCGAGATGCAGATACAGGAGAAGCTGCATAAGTTTCCTGTGCCGGAACATGTATGGGCGGAGTATCACCTTGACCAGGAGATCAATGACAGAGGGATCCGGCTTGATATGGAGGTCGTCAGGAACGCCATCGACATGGACGAGAAGGCAAGGAACGTGCTGACAGCACGACTGAAAGAACTGACATGCCTTGAAAACCCGAACAGTGTGATGCAGATGAAACAGTGGCTGTCCGGAAAAGGAATCGAGACAGAGAGCCTGGGGAAGAAGCAGGTAACACAGCTGATGAAGGAAGTGCCGGATGGTCTGAAAGAGGTGCTCCGCCTGCGTCAGAAGACCGCAAAGTCATCTGTCCGGAAGTACCAGGCGATGGAGAATGCTGTATGCCGGGACGGAAGAGCCAGGGGAATGTTCCAGTTTTACGGTGCCAACCGATCCGGAAGATGGGCAGGCAGGATCATCCAGTTGCAGAATCTTCCGCAGAACCATATGGAAGACCTGGCTGAAGCAAGGGCGCTTGTCAGGACCGGGAACTACGATGCCGTGGACATGCTCTATGATTCCGTGCCGGATGTGCTGTCGGAACTGATCAGGACAGCCTTCGTGCCAAGGCCGGGATACAGGTTCATCGTATCCGACTTTGCGGCGATCGAGGCGAGGGTCCTTGCGTGGCTTGCGGGAGAGCAGTGGCGTATGGATGCCTTTGAACGGGGCGATGATATCTACTGTGCATCGGCAAGTCAGATGTTCGGCGTCCCGGTCGTGAAGCACGGGATCAACGGCGAGCTTCGCCAGAAGGGCAAGATCGCGGAACTCGCTCTCGGCTACGGCGGCTCGGTCGGTGCCCTCAAAGCGATGGGCGCTCTCGAGATGGGGCTTTCCGAGGAGGAACTGCAGCCGCTTGTGAACACATGGCGTTCGGCCAACCCGGACATCGTGTCCTTCTGGTGGGCGGTGGACGATGCCGTAAAGACCGCTGTCAGGTGCAGGACGAAGACGAAAACACACGGGCTGATCTTCGAATACCGCTCCGGCATGCTGCTGATACATTTACCGTCCGGACGGCAGCTCACCTATGTGAAACCGCGCATGGGAGAGAATCAGTTCGGCGGAGAGTCCGTGACCTATATGGGTGTCGGCACGGGAAAGAAGTGGGAGAGGATCGAATCCTATGGTCCCAAATTCGTGGAGAACATCACCCAGGCTCTGTCCCGGGATGTGCTCTGCTATGCCATGAGGACCCTGTCGCACTGCTTTATCACCGCTCACATACACGATGAGCTGGTCATCGAAGCGGGTGATGGTGTATCTCTCGATGCCGTCTGCAGCCAGATGGGAAGGACACCTCCCTGGGCAGAGGGACTGATCCTCCGTGCTGACGGCTATGAAACATATTTTTATAAAAAAGACTGACAGGTTTCGTTCCGAAGGCTCTCTGCTGTCCGAGGGATGGTAGAGGCCTTTGGATTTTTAATACAGGAGGTGCAAATGTGAAATTCACTTTATACACGGCAAACTGTACGGGCAACGAGAAGAACTGCCTGTACCCGAATGTCTGCATCATCGAAAACGAAGCCGACTTTGCCGCGGCGGTGGAACGTGACCATGTGACGGGACGGTTCAGAGGGAACTACCGCAGCATCGATAACTTCGAGGTATCAGACTGCGAGGTCATGGACTGCGACAACGACCACTCGGAGGATCCGGCTGAATGGATCACGCCGGAGATCCTGACAGAACGCCTGGATGACATCGCCTTTGCGACCGCACCAAGCAGGAACAACATGAAGGTGAAGGAAGGCAGGTCGGAACGCCCGAGGTTCCACATCTATTTCCCTCACGGGCAGATCAGGAACGCAAAGGAATGTGCGGCTCTGAAGCACCGTATCCACGACCGGATGCCGTTCTTCGACGAGAACGCACTTGATGCTGCAAGGTTCATCTTCGGCTCTCCGGCAGAGAAAGTCACCTGGCATGAAGGCGAGATGAACATTGATGTGTGGCTGACTCCACAGTCAAAGTCGATACCCCAGGGGCAGAGGAACAGCACCATGTCCCGCTTTGCCGGAAAAGTCGTGACGAGATACGGCGCGACAGACCGCGCACACGAGATCTTCCTGGAGCAGGCGGCGAAGTGCGACCCACCGCTCGATGACGAGGAACTGGACGGTATCTGGCACAGCGCCTGCAAGTTCGCAAAGAAGGTGCAGAGCCAGGAAGGGTACATCCCGCCGGAGGAATATGAGTTTCAGAACCAGTCGCTGAAGCCGGATGACTACTCGGATATCGGACAGGCGAAGATCCTCGCAAGGGAGTACGGGCACGAACTGAAGTATTCAGCTGCAACAGACTATGTGCGCTATGACGGATCGTGCTGGGTGGAGTCGAAGCAGAGGGCGGTCGGAGCGATGGAGGAGTTCCTTGATCTTCAGCTTGAGGACGCAAAGGATGAACTGGACCGTGCCCTGAAAGATCTCATGTCGGCAGGGGTAGCGGAATCGGATATCCGCTCGGGAGGCAAGGCACTCGAAAAGAAGATAGAGGCAGACCAGATGAAAGCCTACCTCGTCTATATGTCGGCACTGGCTTACAAGTCGTTCGTCATGAAGCGGAGAGATATGAAGTATGTGACATCCGCGCTCGCTGCGGCAAAACCGATGCTTGAGATACAGCCGTCCGACCTGGATGCCGATCCGTATCTGCTGAACTGCCCGGACGGGACGTATGACCTGAACCTGGGACTGGCAGGCAGAAAGGACCATGACGCAGCCGACCTTATCACGAAGATGACAGCCTATGCTCCGGGCGATGAAGGCAAAGACCTGTGGCTTGACTCCCTTGATCTCACGTTCCGCGGGGATCAGGAACTTATCGATTACGTGCAGCAGATAACAGGCATCGGAGCCATCGGCATGGTGAACCTGGAGGCCATGATCATCTCATACGGTGAAGGCAGCAACGGCAAGTCCACGTTCTGGAACTCCATCGCAGGTGCGCTCGGGACATACAGCGGGAACATCTCCGCCGATACACTGACGGTCGGCTGCAGACGGAACGTGAAACCGGAGCTGGCGGAGGCGAAAGGCAAGCGTCTGCTGATTGCAGCGGAAATGGAGGAGGGCATGCGGCTCAACACATCAACGGTCAAGCAGCTCTGCTCCACCGATGAGATCTTTGCGGAAAAGAAATACAAGGATCCGTTCTCGTTCACACCGAGCCATACGCTCGTCCTGTACACGAACCATCTGCCGAGAGTCGGCGCAATGGATGCAGGCATCTGGCGCAGGCTCATCGTCATACCGTTTACAGCAAGGATCACCGGAAGCAGCGACAAAAAGAACTACGGCGAGTTCCTCTTAAAGAATGCCGGCCCTTACATCGTTTCGTGGATCATCGAGGGTGCGAAGAAGGCCATCGAGGCGGACTTCAGGATACCGCTCCCGAAAGTGGTGCGTGAAGCCATCGAAAGCTATCGCTCCGACAATGACTGGCTCGGTCACTTCATCGATGAGTGCTGCGAACTGGATGATACCTTCCAGGAGAAGTCAGGGGAACTCTACCAGGCTTACCGGGCGTACTGCAGCCGGACGGGCGAGTATGTAAGAAGCACCACGGATTTTTATAACGCACTTGATTCTCTGGGCGTGGAACGCAAAAAGACCATGTACGGGGTCATGGCGAAGGGAATACGCCTGAACACTGAAGAATCAACGGATGTGCCGTTTTAGCAGACAGTGATATGAAGGTCTATGAAGGTCTCTGTATAAAACCCCCTTTAGGGCAGTTTTTTCCAAAAAAATCGTTCTAAGAAGAGTTTACTATATGACCTTCATCGACCTTCATAACGGAAAGGAAATGAGACAAATGCTGGAAAAGGAGATAGAGAGAAAACTGGTGCGCACCGTTCAAATGATGGGTGGCAAGGCGGTAAAGATCGCGTGTCCCGGATATGACGGAATGCCCGACCGAATGGTCCTTCTTAAGGGCGGGCGCATGGGTTTCGTGGAAGTGAAGCGTCCAGGTGAAAAGCCGAGGCCCCTGCAGGAGTCAAGGCACAGGATGCTGCGGGAACTCGGCTTTAAGGTGTATGTCCTGGACAGCATGGAGAAGATCGGAGGGATCATAGATGAAATACGAACCTTATGAATACCAGACATATGCCACCCGCTTTATCGAGGAAAAACCGGAGTCGGCCATCTTCCTGGACTGCGGACTTGGCAAGACCTCGATCACGCTGACCGCCATCGACCATCTCATGTTCGACAGCTTCGATGTCCGCCGCGTCCTTGTCATCGCACCGATCAGGGTGGCAAAGTTCTCCTGGCCGGATGAACTCAGGAAATGGGATCACCTGAAAGACCTCAAATTCGCAGTAGCGGTGGGGACACCGAAGCAGAGGATGGAGGCTCTGGAGTCAGGTGCGGATATCGTGATCATCAACAGGGAGAACGTGCAGTGGCTCATTGAGAAGAGCGGATACAGATGGGACTTCGATATGTGCGTCCTGGACGAGGCATCATCCTTCAAGAACCACCAGGCCAAACGGTTCCGGAGCCTTCTGAAAGTACGGCCGAAGATAAAAAGGATAGTCGCACTGACCGGAACGCCGTCTTCAAACGGTCTGATGGATCTGTGGGCACCGTTTAGACTGATCGACAGGGGCGAGCGTCTGGAACGGTTCATCGGAAGGTACCGTGCAAAGTACTTCGAGCCGGATCGTATGAACGGGCAGGTTGTGTATTCCTACAGGCTTCTTCCGGGAGCGGACCGGGAAATCTATGACAGGATATCTGACATCACGATAAGCATGAAGGCGAAGGATCATATCCGGATGCCCGAACTTGTGTCATCGGAATACCGTGTGTTCCTGTCAGATGCGGAGGCGCAGGAGTATCAGTCGATGGTCGATGATTTCGTGCTGCAGCTTCCGGGAAGGGAAATCACGGCTGCCAATGCCGGAGTGCTGTCGGGGAAGCTGTCGCAGATGGCGAACGGCGCGATCTACGATGAGGAGAAGGATGTTACCTGCCTGCATGAGAGAAAACTGGATGCCCTTGAGGACATCATCGAATCTGCGAACGGCAAACCGCTGCTGATCGCCTACTGGTATCAGCATGACCGTGACCGCATCGAGGAGAGACTGGAAAGCCTGGGACTTTCCTGGGAGCGTCTTGAAAAGGATGATGCGATCCGCAGATGGAACGAGGGGAAACTCCCCATCGCCCTGATCCATCCTGCAAGTGCCGGACACGGACTGAACCTTCAGAACGGAGGAAGCACACTGGTGTGGTTCGGACTTACCTGGTCGCTGGAACTGTATCAGCAGACCATCGCAAGGCTGTGGCGGCAGGGACAGACAGATGAGACAGTCGTTGTGATTCACATCGTGACTGCCGGAACGATAGACGAGAGGGTGCTGAAAGCACTGCAGAGCAAGGATGCGACACAGAAAAGACTGATCGATGCTGTGAAGGCAGAGGTCGGGGAAAGGAGCAGACGATGACGGGATTCATCTTAGGAAACATCACAGGCTTTACGGCAGGCGTGGTCTTCATGATCCTGCTGGTCTGCCGCATCACAAGAGACAATTACAGATGACGATCAGAGTCAATCAGAGTCGATCCGAGGGGAACCATTACTCTTCTTTATCGGAGGTGACCAGATGACAGCAAAAGAATACTTAAGCCAGGCGTTCTGGGTGGATGTCGGCATCGGCAGCAAACTTGACCAGCTCGACAGGCTGAACGCACTGGCAACAAAAGCAACGACAACATTCAGCGAAGTGCCGTTCTCCGGCACACCTGATCCCCACAGGCGTGAGGACATCATCGTAAAGATCATAGACCTGGAAGACCGCATCAAGGATGAGATGAGAAGACTCGTGGATCTGAAGGAGGAGATCATGACAAAGATCAGTGCCGTTGAGGATCCGGAGCAGCGGTACCTTCTGGAGAAACGCTACCTTGAGTTCAAGAAGTGGGAGGACATCGCGGACGAGATGTACAGGAGCCTGCGTTCCATCTACCGCCTTCACGGCGAAGCACTGAAAAACATCCGTGTGGAATAAGGTTGGCAGTCTGTGTCACTACTATGCATGCGGCCTCTATGATATAGTGTATGGTGAGAGAAGTGAAAAGAAGACACGGACGCGCGAAGCCCCGGAAGGATAAAACCTTTCGGGGTTTTCTTATGTCCGGAAAGGAGAGAGCGATGCCGAGGAAACCAAAGCATCCGTGTGCACATCCCGGATGCCCGGAGCTGGTGGAGCCGGGGCAGAGGTACTGCGTAAAGCACACGAAGGAAGAAGCAAGGACCTACGAGAAGTACGGACGGGACAGATCTGTACGCCGCAGGTACGGCAGGGCATGGACACGTATCCGTGCACGGTACGCAAGGGAGCATCCCTTCTGCGAACAGTGCTTTGAGCGCGGCGTGATCGTTCCGGTCGAGGAAGTCCACCACATCATTCCGCTGGCAGAAGGTGGGACACATGATCCGGACAATCTCATATCCCTTTGCAAGTCGTGTCACTCCCGTATCCATGCGAAGCGGGGTGACCGATGGGGAAAATCAGGACGGTAGGGGCGGTAGAAATCTCTGTGGGCAAGGCCTCCGGGGAACGGTGCCGGCCCGACGTGCGCGCAAAAGGCGATTTCAAAAGGGTTATTGAAGGAGGCGGTCAGAATTGCCGACAAAATCGAACAACACAGGCGGTCGCGGCGGCAAAAGACCAGGCGCAGGCCGTAAGAAAAAAGCCGTCACAGAGAAGGCGGCAAACGGAAATCCGGGAGGACGGCCTCTACAGGTACTGGACATCCCGGACATGGAAGGCGTGGAGATGCCGAAGCCTCATGATTTCCTGTCAGCAGACCAGCGTGACGGGAATCCGCTGCAGGCGAAGGAGATATATGAGGAAACCTGGAACTGGCTCAAGGAAGTCGGCTGTGCTCATCTTGTTTCTTCGCATATGATCGAGCGGTATGCCATGTGCT